TCTTAAAATATCACCACTATTCCCCATAAACTTAAGGCGGAAATAAGATGATGCGATCCACCCAAAGGTGCTATATGCGCACCGCGCGTTACTGCCGGAAGTTGTCAATCTACCGCTTGATATTTCCCAAGACCCAGCGGCCTCACTCCATCCTGTGCCAACTGTCGTGCTATCTGGTCTGTCGAAATCATCATCAATTACAACGCATGTGGTACATCCTGGATCTTCACATGTCGATCGTGAAGGGCTTTTACCGTGACTAAAAACAAAATTATCAAATGATACGCTGCTTGTAATCGTTCCGCAGCCCAATCCGCATTTTGTTTGCAGAGATATTTCTGGTTCGTAGTTGTAGCACAAACCTATTACCAGTAAGCCACCAGTGGTGTATAAATTTGCGTACAGTTTGTGTGCTGCCACGACGTAAGAAACGACAAGATTATACGTGGTGCTAGTCGATGTTGTGGCGGCAACGGAACTTAATTCGGTTTCAACACCCGCAACAACCTTGAAAAACTTCAATGTTTTGCTCGTTCCAATCACAAGCCTGGCGTAGATGTAGTTGGACGAATCTTTGTACTTTATATAAACTTTGATTTGATCATCACTATTTGTGCCGCGAACATCTACCGAAACCACTACGCTCGATTCATCTGTATCGTCAGTGTTATAAATTGCCAGCGAATTACTGGCGGTCATGTTCATCGTACCGCTAGAAATTGCAACAGTGCCACTGGTTGTGTAATCGGATATTGAGTTCGATGAAAAATCATCCTCGCCAATCAAGCAAGTCTCACACCCGCAACCGCAGCCCATTTCAAAAGCACCGACTCCCATTACGCACACTCCGCATTAACAACGTAAGGAATGCCGTTAATCCATTTGACTTGAACTTTCTTGCCACTCGCGATTGCCGTTGCCCCTGACTTCATGAGCCAATCACGGCACGATGAAACATTGACGGTCGTATCAGCTTCGCTTCCAGCAGTTCCGGCCCAAATAGAAACGGTTTGCGAACCGCCTTGCGAAAGAGTGCCATCAAGCTTGCCGATGACTTCGTTAATTAAATGCCAGTTGCAGCGAAGATATTTATTCGTGGAATCAGTTAATTCGAGAACTTCCGCAATTGATGGGTAGTTCTTAAAGAGCTTCCATTCACTCGGTTTCGGCCCCCACGTTTCGCCTATTGCAGGAGTGCCAGAATCGTACAGTGCGATTACATCGGTTAGCTTTTGATAGTAGCCAGTTCCGCCGTTACTCAAAGCGGTAGGCCCGTTGAACCGATACTCTCGATAGAAAGTAGTTCCCGGCTTAGATCCCTGCGCCACGCCAGAGCTATACGAAGTAACCGCAAAGACACCATAAGCAGGGCATGTTTCGCCCGAGTTGTTTTTCCATTGTCCAAACTTTTCAAGGTTCTCGCGAACATGCGATTGACGTATCACCGGCGAATCGCCGCGATTGACGCGCCACCACTTCGCGATAGCTTGTAGTTCGCGCGTAAATGCATCGTCAAATACGTTCAGTGCCATTGGCGAGAATTACCCCTGAATCTGACAGAGCAATTCGAGAGAGGCGATAGCGGCAATGACCGCCGTGACTGTAGCGGAATCATTGACAGCAATAGCGATGCGAATATCAAGCATGTCGCCGACTAAAAGAGTTCCACCACTGAGAGTGAAATCTTTATTTGCGAACGTAAGAGAGTTAATTGATTGCGCCGCAGTCGAGCATAAATCCGAGCCGTCAACAGATCCGTTTTTCCCGTTACGGTACGCTTCAATGTCAACCGTTGCAGACGAGCTGGCGACCGTAGTGACCATACCGCCTGATACGCGCACGCTCACCGATCCACCGTTGATATATTCAACAGGCAATCTCGCAAGGATTCTCGCGTAAACTGTCGTAGCCCCTGCGTTTTTCAAGTCGGCAGTACGCACAAGCGGGCAAGAGGTTCCGAATGTCGCCGTGTAGAACCCCAGATCATCGGCTGAACTTGTTGCGGGAAGCTTTGTTGCTGGCGCGTCCCATACAAACAATTCTGTGAGTGGTTGTGCAAATGCCTTTATTTCGGTCGCAAGTTTTGAGCGTGCGATTTCTGCCGCCGTGTAGACATGCGCATTAGTGATCGTATTCGCAGTTGGTGGGTTATTTGTTGCGACAAGAGTATCGCAGTACAGAGTCCCCCCGTCAGTTCTTACACCTGCCATATTGATTACCCTTAGAGAATAGGGAGAGAATTAAAATCGGTTTCGCGATAGATCTGAAATGTCAGCCATTCCGCGTTTATAGGGTTATTGATTCGAAAGCCTTCCGAATTTAACAAAACCGGTTTAGAAGAAAATTCACCGGTAGTTTTTCCATCATCCGAATCGTTCACTTTCGCCAAGCAGTTTTTCACATATCGGTTGTTGTACAATCGTGCACCTGCGTCTGTTTGTGCGCAAGTAACAAGAACGGTGAACCCCTCGTGTCGAACCCGCTTCCACCAAACCTTATCATTACTGACAACTGGTGATTCACCACGGACAACAATCCGAACAGTCTGCCTCCAGAAATTCACACCAGCATCATCAACGTGAAAGCTTCCGTCATACGTAACGATCCTGGCCATTCCCTTTGGGATACCGTACCAGTATGCGGAGTTGACCTTATTCCGATTATTGGCTGCCGTAATAATGTCAAAATTATCAACATCTCTTCCGATCGTGATAACCAAATCCGATACAGTGGCAGTTAATGGCGGATCAAACTGGTCTCCGTTTACAGTGGCAACTGCCTTTCCGTTAATATCACAATCAATCCCCTCTTCGTTGTCTTGCGAAGAAATGTCTAGTTGCAATTGTCCGCGAGATCGTTTAGTCGGTTGTGGTTGATTCGGTGGCTTCGGATTAAATTCGGGTAGCTTGGCGACGAATGGAACATCCGCCTCAAACGTGATCGGGCCAGTTTGTCGAATATCCCATTCGCCGGTTGATGTCAGAGGAGAATCAAAGCTTCGGTATGCGCCAAATGGCGGAAGCGGAGCGTGTCTCCTAACCCACTCGGAATCCACGCCCGGCGATGTTACTATAATGTCGTATTTGTCGGTGTGCGCAAGAGAAGGAATACCATCTTCGTCGAAGGTGGTCTGATTTGTGTTGTCTAGTCTGCGCGTACATGAGTGAATAGCTGTCACTAATTTGCCCCAACAACGTTTACGTCAATTTCTTTTTTCTTAAGGAGTTCCTTCGTTGCGGCAAGCTGTTTTTCAAGCTTGTCGAGCATCGCTTCCAGAGTGCGCTGCTGTTTTAACCGGTCCTGCCTGACCTGATCATTTATGTTGCCAGTGCCGCGCGTAAGAAAGCGGCTTTCAGTCGCAGAGAGTGACCTATCATCACCAAACTCACCTTTAAGCTGTTTGCGGATTTCGTCCGCTCGCGCATCCGTGGCATCAATATCATCACGCAACTTTTGCTTTTCAGCTCGATCTGCGGCGCGTTTAATTTTTTCAGCTTCGCGCGCCGCATCATCGTCTGTCTTCTTCTTTATTTTCGCCTGTTCATCTGCGGCTTTTTTGTCTTGCCATTGCAGTCTTTTTGCATTGATATCGTCTTGCTCAATCATCGCTTGTTCAGCGACTTTAAAGCGATTTGCCTTGTCTGATTCAATCTGTTTTCTAATGGTGTTAGCTTCCCGCTCCATTCGATCAAGTTCTTGATTGATCTTATCATTCACACCCGGCATTAATTGCGTTGCTGCGTTCCCTCTTTGCTTAATCAGGTCTCCTCTTGCGTCATTAAGTTCCGCAAGCGCATCTTGTTGATCTTTTATTTTTTTGTCGTATTCTTCTAAGCGAAGTTCGCCCTTGCTGTTTATTTCTCGCTCCCGAATCTGCTTGGCCTTCGCTCTTTCAGGGCTTGTGCCACCGAGAAATACGTTGATGTTTTTCAGTAGATCGACAACAACCGGCGCTAACTGCTCTCCAATTGATTCTTTTAACTCACCAATAAGATTATTCATCTTGGCAAGCTGACCGCCGAACGTGTCTTGTTCAGCACTTGCCGCGCCTTCAAATTGCTTTCGCAGTTCGGCCATAATGACCGCTTGTGCGCTAGCAGCATCGCCTGTTTCTTGAAAGAACTTGACGAGGTCCTCTTTGTCTTCGCCGAGCATCACGCCCGCGCGTTTCAGCTTTGATAATCCCTCGGTAGGGTCTGACAGAGCCTTGCCGAGCATCTCCGCCGCACTGCTCAAGTCCTGTCCCAAAACCGTTGCCATGTCTTGCGACAACATCAACGTTTCTTTGAAAAGCGGGCCGCTAATATTCTTGAATCGGGCCAACTGCGCAGCGGCTTGCAGCGTCACGTCGTCGTCGAACTTCGTTGACATCATCGTGGCTTCAGCAAGTTCCGCTATCTCTGCCGCAGTAACGCCAGCCTGTCCACCGGTCGTTTTCAAAACCCGCTGTAGCTGTATTTGTGCGGCTTCCGCTTCTGCAAAATTATCAAGCGAGGATTTAAGAAGCGAACCAACTTCTTGAACTCCCTGTAAAGCCAAGAAACCAGCAAAAGCGGTCTTGAGAGTTGAGCCAACCTTAGAAATCGCGCCGAGTTCGCCGCGTATCTTCGCTAGTGTCGCGGTCGCGCCATCGTGCGCCGTGACGTTCATGCGAAAATCTTCACTGCTTCCTGACATCTAAACGCTCTTTCTTGACCGATTTATTTTTCTCAGAAATGAGATATTCCAGAGCCCGAGTGAACCACGCCGATTGATCTAGATAACCGCCAGATTCGGGGAGAATCCCGAACTCAAAGGAATTGGCTAATGAACAAAGAAACTCATAGCCACGAATGAAATGAAACGGACATCCCGCCAATGAGAATTTACCGTCAGTGCATTCGGTGCATTTACTGTTCGGCGCGCCGTTGCATTCAGGACACCTTATAGACAGACCGCAATATCCGGTGACAGTTGCATCACAAGGTTCGCACGATCCGCACAGCTCACCAACAGAAATTAAGGCGAGGCATCTGATTTTTTTTTATCTTCTGCGTGAAGACTGCACGCGCCGTAACGCTGAGTGCAAAGAGACCAACATTCCTCTGGTGCAAGCTCGTCAAGCAGGTTCTTTGCTTCGTCGCCCGTCTTTCCATCAACAGAAACAACTCCTTCATGAGTGACCGAATATGCCCATTTATACAATTCGGCGAACGACATTTTCGATTCGGTTTTTGTGATAAACGCCATTAATTGGCGCATCGACCAAGGCCGACATTCAATTTTCAATCCTGCTACTTCAAATGATTTCAAACCCGTTACTGTCAAACTTTCCATTATGCTGATCCGTCCACAATTAAGATTTCGAGTTCGTCATCAATCACGGCACTAACACAAGCTTTAAGCCTGACATCTTGTGCTGCGATTCCGTTTCTGTTTTTGTCCAACGCTTCGATGACTTGGGCAGCGGGGAGAATGAAATTCATAAAGTTCGCACCAACATCTTTATTCTTGATGGTGCAACCGTAAGTCGTCATTGTGATGAGTTTGTTGTAGAAGCCGGTTAATCCGGTTGTGCCATCGTCAGACGCTTCAACATCGAGAGTGATTCGAGGTTTTCTGGAAGCCACAATTGCGGAGTGATAGCCTTCCACGACTTCTTGGCACTCTCGCAATTGAACGTCGTTACCTAGATCAAGTTCGTAACTTGCGCTCTTGTAATCGACCGCATTGAACGTCGCCAAGTTGTACTTCATTGGCGCGTAAGCTGCTGGGAATGTTTGAGCGAGAATCGCCGCGTTAGATCGGCCAGCGTACACACCTTTAAACGTGAATGATGCGACTGTCGGCTGGCCTGATGTTCCTTTGAAAATCACGTTCCCCATGCAACCGCGAATGATGTGTACCGTACCGTACTTATAAACGCCAATCGTGATTGATTTCACGCCGCTTACGCTTGGTGGTGCGCTGAATACGTTGAATGTGTCGGTTGCATCCCAAACCAATCCACATGCCGGCAGGAATGTCGAAGCCCACGCGGGAAGCGTTTTAGGGTTAGCTGAAAAGCTGCAATCAATATCGAATGAAACTTCCGCCGACATTCGACCAACTTGATCGGGAATATCAGCGAATCCGCCTTGGCCCATGCGTTCCATCATTTCGACGGTGATCGTGTCCTGCATGTTCTGCACAAGAAACGATGTATCACCAGTGGCGAGAGAAATCGCAGTGCCTACGGTCGTTTCAATCTTTGCGGCAAGGATCGCGTTCTTGGATAAAAGCGGCTGTGTCATTTGTTAAACCTGTGTATAAGGATCGTTGTCTTTCGTGCGGTATGTGACCGTGAGATTCAGGACGAATTGAGAAGGGCCGCCATCCTGTTGATTGGTCGAGTCGATGTCAGAAATGACAGTATCGACGGCAAGGCCGCTCCAAGTTTCCCATGCTTCTGGTGTACAAATTCCCTTGCGAACCTGAGAGGCAAATTCATTAATCAGCGTGTCGGTTGCTGTCAAATCGGAATTGCTTTGATTGATAAAGCCGGTGAGAATAAATTCCTGATCGTAGGCCGTGGCCGGTGGCGTACCTATGACAATGCTCTTTTCCTGATTACGTGTCGCGGTTCCTTGTTCTAACCAAACCTGATAGTTTTCTTGGCTGACTTGCCCTTTGCGGTTTGGTCGCTTGCAGTCGGTAACACTGATCAAATAACCATTGCCGGTTGTAATTGCGGCAATTCGTGTTTGTATCACTTGCGCGATTGCTTCGACTAGCGAAGTAGTATCACTGTTGGTGATCGTCGCGCTAATTGGAACGGTTGGAATGCCTGCGTCATCAATCGCATACCACCATGCGAACCCCGGTTCAGCGTCAATTTCACCATTAGTGTCTTCTGTAACCGTGTCGTGAAGCGACCACGAGGTATCGCCACTTGGAGCGTGATAAACCAGCGTCGTTCCAGTGCTGCCAGTGACATCATATAGCCCGCTTCCGTTACCCAAGTCGGTGATCGTGAGTGTAAGTGCCATTAGCTTTTGATCACGCCCTGATTTCTGAGAAGTGCGACTCGAATTTGCTCTTTCATTTCCTTGCGCATACGCTCTTTCGTGTCCTCAACGAGCGTTTTGCTTTTTTGGCCCGCAACCAAAACACCCCACGGAGATGCCGCTTTGAGAGCAATAATCGGGAGCCGTTTTTTTCCAGCCCGCTTAAACGCGAGGTTGTAAGATCTATCCCCGCCGCGATTATTTGGAAGGTCGGAATTCTTTACAAAGAATCCGCCGCGAATTTTGATTCGGCCTTTCTTCTTGTTGAATCGATAGCTAACGCCTGTCTTATTGTGTGTTGCGCCAGGAATTGACGCGACATTCGGACGAGAGGATTTTGAAACTGTAATCGTGCCGGTTGGAACAGGGCCTTTACTTGGGTTCTTTGCCCTAATCGACTTATCAACGGTCTCTTTTTTGAGATTAACTTCTTCGCGAATAATCTTTGATGTCTGCGATTTGGCAAACTTCGTTGTTTTGCTAACTACCTTATAAATTGCGTTTTTAACCTGTCTTTCACGCGAATACATCGAACGGATTTTCTTTTCAAAATCCTTGAATTCGACGCGCAATAATTGTGCTTTTGCCATTACTGCACCAAAAGAACGTGCATTCCTTCGTCGGTGTCGATAACACGCCTAATCCGTCGCGTAACGAGTGTTCCGCCCTTGTAATCAGAAACACTAATTGCATCGCCACCTGTGTTCAGTTCGCTTGCTGCAATGCCAGTTGTGGAGTTATTGCGTACATGAATTGTGAAAGTGTGAGCCGTTGCTGATTCAGTGCCTTCAATTGGCTGTAACCCCTCACGCTGAACATTCGCCGTGATCGGCCTTTCGCTGCCGCTAATCGGGACGTAAGTCACCGACTCACTAAACGGCGCAAGGATCGCGTCATTGAAAGCAGATAAATCAAGTGGAAACATAGAAGCCCCAAGAAAGCGCAGGGATGCCTTTTGGACACCCCCGCGCTGTTGCGGAGAGAAGGACTATTGACCGGCGTTGTAAGCCAAACCACGATGATCAATTGCTTTAGCGGCAACTTGATGTCGTGTTTTGAACTTAACATCGTCGGTGTCAAAGTCGGTTTCCTGTGCCATAACTGGCTCAGGTTCGTCTGCTAAGAAGCAGACTTCGACAGTATCGATCTGGTTGTGATCAGCAGCCGCATACCACTTAACCGCACTATGTCGGTCGAGTCGTGGATCGGCGACAACATTAAACCGATTTGCAAACGGATTCGGCACGTTGGAATTGCTCGAAGCAGGATCGGTCGGAGAACCAATCAACTTGAGTGTTTGGATTTCCAGAGCCTTTGGAACGATCAAGTGCTTGATGGTGAGATTAAGATCAGCAACACCCTTCGGACCAGTTTGAAGTCCGAAAAGCAAGTGCATATCAGTAAGTTGAGCCACCGATGGAGCGCCGCCGCTTGCAATCACGTTATCATGATCGGCATGGAAAAGCGCAACAGTGTCGTTCATCGCAGCATTGCCGGTCAGAACAGCATAAGTCACGTCGTCCTCAACACGAGCAGCCGCATCAGCTTCGAGTCCAGGGATACGCGAAAACGCATCCATGTCATCGTTTATAAAGGCGCGACGAGTGAAGATCAATCCGCCCTTGTATTCTTTCAGGGCGTAAGTTTCCTTACCATCCGAGAGAGTGACGTATTGAACCTCTCCACCTTCGGCAACCGGTGTCAGAGTCGGCATTTCAGAGAGATATGTCCGGCTGATCGTGCGAAAATCGGGAGCCGTTGCTCGTCTAGCCCACTGTGTCCAGGTCTTTGGCTTTTCCTCGTACTTTTGGCGGAATGTTTTGCCCATCGTGTCAGCAAGAATCGAACCGAAATCCGAAGTTCCTTGAGCGAGTCCGATGTGGCTATAAGTTTCACGGAATCGCTTCTTGTTGAGCAACTCCCACAAACGCGAAGGTGATAAATCATCGACATCAGGCACACCTTGCAGTCGGAAATATCGCTTTGTCATTTCATGCAAACGCATGTGTTTCCACTTGCCAGCCAACTCATGCGCGTCTTTAACCTCAGCGCCAGCGCGGAGTTGAATCGCTTGCGGAATCGCGATTTTCAAAGCAGCTTGCTCGTTGTTGTCTGTTTTCACATTAACAACAGGCGGTTTGTTGCGTTTTGCGAGGATTTTCAGCACTTCTGCATTGGCATCAGCGAGAGAAAATTCGTCGTTATCGAGCCATGAGTTCAGTGTTTCGGCTTCGATTTCATGGGCCGTGCCGAGCGCACGAATCTCTTTTTGACGAGTCTTTTCGGCTAAAACCAGTGCTTTTGCCTGCTCTTTGACCTCCAGTTCCTTTGCTTCGCCTGCCAACTTGTCCCGCAATTTCTTGAGTCTTTCGACTTCAACAGCCAATTCTGCGTCGGCCTTTTCCTTTGCGAGTTTCAATTCTAAATCTTCCATAGTTCTGCCCTTTTCCTTAGAGTTTTGGCTTAATAAGCCGTTGGGATTGGCCGCTGGCGTGCCGACGAAATCAACAGAAACGAGTTCCTTGACCCGTCCAGCAGGCGGCAAGGATTGTTTGCGAGAGTCCTGGCGTTGCTCAAACTTTCCAGGAACAAAAACGATAGATAACCCGATGTCCTCGGGCTGTTCTTCTGCGAGGTCTAATAGATAAGTCCACATGTCGCCTTGCGGCGAACTTTTGGCATACTTTCCTAACTTAAAGTCTCCTCGAACCTGCCCCTGTTCGATTCGACCGTTTGAAAACTTTCCTACGAGGGTTGTGATTCCATCAACGCCCGAGCTGAACATATTGTTTTCAGCGTGCGCGTGAGTTAGATTCGCTTTAACGCCGGTCGCCTTGCCGTTGAGTAGTTCATTAACTTGACTCAACATCGTGCCATCGATTTCAAAACCGTGGCCCAATGCCTCACCCTGAGTGATAATCGAGATGTTTTTAATCAGCCCGTTCTCGCGATCGACAACAATTTCATTGCCTAATTTTTTAATTGACTTTAGGCGAATCGATTCTGCCATTTTTTGCCCCTCAGATATTTATTCAGGCCCGCTTGGGCTTGATGGTTTGGCCGGATCGGGAGAAGCGTTTCCCGGTAGTGGCTCGTTAGAATTGCGCACTGGTGCGCCTGCTGCTTCTGGAAAGATGATTCCTAGATTTCCCGCATACTCCCGTTCGTCGTCGATGTCGTCGATAACATCAGTAAAGATTCGCCCCGTTGTCTCCATGATCACGTCAGAGCGACAAACCAAGTCGTAATCGATTGCGATTTTTGCAGCGGCTGCTTGATTGGCTGGATCGATCCAAGGTTTTGGCGGTGGAATCCACATGCACGCGAGATAGCGTGAACGATCACGCAAGGATGAATTAAATCCTGGGGCTTCGACGTTATTCGCTAAGACTTCATACTCAACAAACTTTTCGCGAATTGGTCGTAAAACTAAATCGATTACAAGTTTCTGAATCGAATCAGTTTCTAAATCGTTCTCTAATTTGCCCTGACGTTGAGCGGAAAAACTGCCTTGCGTGAAATTGCGTGTCGATGTTGCAAAGTCAGTCCCGGCCCCTGCGGAAATTTCGTAAATCTGCTGATCGGTGAACGGTTTATATTGTCCGCCTGGGGTTGTCGGCTCGTGAAACTTAGCTGTTTGCCCTGGCTGCAATGACGCGGCCATGCCTGGCTCAATTGTGATTTCGTAAGCACCATTAGCGGTCGTGGTCGGTGCAACAGTGGACGGAAAGTTTGCTTGGCCCGCTGGAAGTGCGTTCGTGTTCTCGATCACCATTCCAATTGCAGCTTCGTATCGTGCACGAACAAGCGTGTAGCCGTCATAGATTTGAAGCTGTCGCATCTTCTCTAAGACGGGAGCAAGTCGAGTGCATCCGTGAGTCTGTCGTACTCGATCCTGTCGCATGAGATGCAAAACGCGGTCGGCAGGGATTCGTTCTGACTTGCTTTGAGTGTCGAGAGGATGAGATTGCGTGTGAACGTGATAAGCGACCGGCGCGCCGTACTTATCAATCTCGATACCTAGCCGAACCTCGTTGCCAGTGTCAGCGTTTTTGGTGATGTACGAGTCCAGCATTTCAGGTTCAATCACCTGAAAGCGAAGTGGATTCGTCGGGCTATCCACATAAGAGAGAATGACAATCGATTCGCCGACTGTAATTAGCTCGCTAACGATAAGCTGTTGCATCTCAACGAAGGTTTTTCTTCGTTCGATGTCGCACAACTCAGGACGAGAGGCCCAATAGTTAAAAGCCCAGTCAATGTGTTCGTTGAAATCATTTCGCGGTTCACCTTGTTCATCGCGAGCGATTGATCGGCATAGAATGCCCGTTCCCACAACGTGACGACGATATCCTTGAATGATCGCACTGGCGCACCAATGATTGCGGGCTGCTTCACGAGCCCGAGATATAAGAGCGGGAGCGTCAACCAATGCGCCATCAGCGGAGTATTGTTTCGTTCCCCAGTCTCGATTCGTTCGGCTCTTGTCAGCCCCACTATATGCTGCGAGTGCTTGAATGTACTGCCGAGCAGCCATTCGTTTAGCAGCCCAGCCTGGAGAAATAACAGCGATGATCGAATCAACTGCTTTGCCTAATCGCATGATCGCCCCCGTTCGGCATTGCCAAAGACTACAACACCAGTAGTAACGCGACCATTTGATTCGATTGCAGCTTGTGCCGATGCCCAATCAAAGAGCTTTTGCAACTCAGTAAGATTTGCAGCCTTATAGACGCGCCCGTTGATCTGCACTTCCGCCGCACCGTTTGTGACGATTGCTAGAATTGCATCTGCTGCCGCGTCGCGAATTTGCGCGTAAGTTGCTGCCATGTGCCCCAGAATGCGACAGAGTGCCGCGAGAGATATTTACCAGCCTTTAATTTCCCAACCGCTGCCGCCGCTTTGCTTCTTCGTTTGGGCCGCGATGTTTGCCCGTCTTTGATTCTCTGCGTGGATTTCGTGAACCTTGCAGATTTCACGCGCGGCGAGATTCATATAATTGCAGTCGAGCCAGTGGTTATTCTTATTAACCTTGATCCACTTGCGAACTAGCCCTTTACCGCCCTTAACAAAAGTCTCTTGATATTCTTCAGCCAAGATGTGTTTTGCGAAACTATGGTGCTTTGACTTTTCTTTAACCGAGAATAATGACAGCGAGTTTGCACGCCGCGAGTTATCATCGTTATAGATTGGTGTCAGCCAACCATCGTGAACTTGGTGTTTCCAATAGTTTGAATCGAGATGATACAGCGGGACTGTAACATTGTCCGAGGCGACAACCGGATTCACGTAGAAGTGATTGCCGATCAGTCGGTCAGCTCGCTCCGTAATCCGATAGTTATCGCCGAATCCCTTAGAACAAAAGAACGGCGGGCCAGCGTTAAGACAAAATCGATAAACTGCGTCCGTGAAGTCGCCGGAATCGATGAGAACTAGATTGACTTGGCGGATCTCACCCTTATTCGTTGGCGACATCTCAACGTAAGTCGAGTTAAGTATCTGCTCCCTAAACTCGCTCAACGCCCGATAGATCGCTTTATCAACTTGCTCTTTGTCTTGATTGAGTTCAGTTCCTTTGACTTCTAACACGCCGTAGTCAATCGTATGGCTCGCGTCGTTATCATAGTGGGCTTTCACTTCCCAATGACAACTATACTTACCTACGTCAATCGCAGCCGTGATACGCTTGATACGGTCGGGGTCGGGAATCATCCCGCGTTCCAATTCCGTTTTATCTTCGAGCGGCCTGAGCTGCTTGTTGATGATCGTGATGTCGGTTAAGCCAACGCCACTAACTTCATCATCTTCTGGCGGGTCATTCTGATATTCAGTGAGGAAATTATTCCAGCCGATTTTCTCAATGACGTTGTAATAGTGTTGCAGGGCCGAAACTTCTAGGCCGCTCTTGTTGTATTCATTTGAAACAATCGCACCTGCTTCGATTTCATCCCTTCGTTTCTGATAAAATTCGTTTGCTGCCGTTGCGTCTTTATCACCTGCTTGCTGACACTCTTTGCGAAGAATGATATATTCTTCCATCAAGTCTCGGTTGTCGGGCAATCGAACTAATGCTGCATACTTTTTGCCGTTAAAAGCTGGCTTTATTGACGGATCGGTAAAACGAAAAGAAACACATTTGCGATTTTGCGGGGTGCAGAGAATCGTTGTGCCCATCTTCTCGCCAGGGCCAACCAATCCCGCAATATCCTTCTCTACTGTCATCTCGCGAGTTTGAATCTGAACGTCGGACGCCGCCGACTCGCGTGTCTCGGGATCATCAACGAGAACATGCTTAGGTCGCTTGCCGTTGATATTGAAACCGCGAAACGCCGAATCAATACCACGAGCTGCGATGATTGCGCCTGACGACCTGCTACCTTCGACCGTGGGAAAGATGATATGGTCTTTCGCCCAAGTGATATCGGTGTACTTCCCTTTAACTGTTTGAAGTTGCGAGCGTCGAGGGGATCGGCTAACCTCCCGAAGCGGGATAATCACTTCGGGGTAATCTTCTAGCAAAACATCATTGCACTTAATTTGCTGCTTGATGTTATTCAGCCCGCGCTCTGCGTCTCGTCCGCTAGCAGCAACCAATAATTCAAAATCGATTTCGCCAGTTAGAATGGCGAACAGAATCACACCCCAGCATATCGTCGATTTACCTTCGCCACGCGGGGCTGCAATCGCTTGGTTATATCCCTTAATTGCTGAATCACGGATGTCCTCAACAATTAGCGACTGTTGGTCTGTAAAAAGATTCTTGTACCAGTCCTTAGACAGATACGTTTGCAGCCAATGAAAGACATTCTTCTCGTTCTCTGCCCGTCGCTTCGGATTCGCACACGGCGGGATCTTAATGTCACGCGCTAACGCGCGCTGCTTCGCCTTGCGCTCCGAGTCTCTATCTCGTTCGTTCTCAGATTCTTCGTAATATTCGGCCATTTGAGTGGCAAGATGTCCGTCCTGTTAAAATAGAGAGGCATAAAACGCCGTTAAAAAGAACATTCGGACGGACGGAATTTTTGATAGTTATTTGCGGCTTAGCTGTAC